ATACAGATACTAACTGTAGGGGAACAACGAGCAAGAGTGATGGGCAAGAAAACTGTCGCATCAATCTTCAAGTCTGCGAAAGCAGGATTAAGGAAAGCACATGGTCGCAAGAAGAAGAGGACGAAAAAGAAGAAAGGCCGCTAAGAAGAGGCCAATACCAACAAATCCATCTCTTTATGCTAGAGTAAAAGCTGAAGCAAAGAGAAAGTTTAAGGTATATCCATCAGCATATGCTAATGGTTGGCTAGTAAGAACTTACAAAGCCAGGGGTGGTCGGTATCGAATGGGTACTGGTCGTAAGAGAAGAAAGTAATGGCTAAACCAAAAGGTGGACTAACTAAATGGTTCAAAGAAGGCTGGGTTGACATCTCTCGTAAGAGAAAAGGTGGAGGCTTTATGCCTTGCGGTCGTAAATCAGCAAGAAATAGTAAAAGAGGCTACCCTAAATGTGTACCTGCTAGCAAAGCAGCAAGAATGACTAAAGCTCAAATAAGGTCAGCAGTTAGAAGAAAGAGAGCTGCAGGGAATCCAGGTGGTAAACCTCGTAATGTTGCCACCTTTGCAAAAAGAGGTAGAAAGAGAAGAACAAAAAGAAGGAGTAGATAGTGAATAGAAGCCAACTCAAAGAAAAGTTTGAAGTTCAAACTGAGTTGAGTAGCATCGAAAAAAAGTTAGCAGTAAGAATTTACGAACAACGAAAGTATCTACAAAGATTAAGAAAATTGAAAGATTATGCAACAATGCGTAAATGTAATTTTCAAAGGAAGCAACTAAAGTTGCTAAAGGAGAGCTAAATGGCAGCAAGAACAAGCGGTTTTTTAAGTGGCCCAACTGGTGTACATAATACCCAGAAGATTCGTAAACATGTGCTAAAAAGAGGTATTACTAGAGATATGAACGCAGCAGCAGGTGCAGTTGTAAATAGTAAATCATCTTATAGCATGGAAGCAATGAGATATGCTTCAGCACCAAAAGCAATTGGTCCAAGATTTGGTAAAACACTAAGTCCTAAGAGAGCAAGATTTGGTAAAAGAGGTGCAGGAAGAATATTACCTAGAAGAGGCAGATAAATGAAAGTAGGAGTTAGCGTTACTAAAAATTTTCTATCAAGAGAAGAGTGTCAAAATATAATAAATAGTTTTCATACTTGGGAACGAGATTATATTAAAAATGATACATCAAAACCTGAAAAAACTTTTAGTAAAGAAGAGCTAGACGCTAATACTGAAATAGACCCAGAGGGATATAAAATTAGACAAGTCTCTCAATCTGGTACTGATTATATTACAGAATGGGACGGACTCCCAGTCTATAGATGTAAAGTTATGAAGTATGAAGAAGGAGACTTTGTTGAAGAACATAGAGATAGCCTTTGGATGTGCCAGAGTAATTATTGGAAACCTAATACTAACCAACAAGCAAAAGATTTAATGGTGATACCATTGAATGATGATTATGAAGGTGGAGAGTTTACAATAAATGGTACAGAAATCAAACAGGAAGTAGGTTCTGTAATCCAAATGCCTCAATCTGGTATTCCTGGATTTAGACCCCGTCCAAAGCATGGAGTTAAAAAAGTAACAAAAGGTACTAGATACTCTATGGTATTTTGGAACTTTCAATGAAAAGTGTAAAAGCCCCGAAAGGATATCATTGGATGAAAACTAAATCAGGTGTGCGTTTAATGAAACATAAAGGTAAGTATAAAGCACACAAAGGCGCTTCATTGTCTTATAAATTTAGAACAATTAAGACGCACAATGTACCGATGTAATGGCACTATCAAAAGCAGAAAAAGCAAGATTAAAAAGGGTGGGACTTACAAGGTTAAATACACCAAAAAGAACACCCAACCACAAAACTAAGAAAGCAGTCGTTGCAGTAAGAGTTGGTGGTAAAATAAAAATAATTAGATTCGGGGCGCAAGGCATGGGTCATAATTATAGTCCAGAAGCTAGAAGAAGTTTCAAAGCAAGACACGCTAAGAATATTGCTAAAGGAAAGTCTTCAGCAGCTTGGTGGGCAAACAAAGTTTTTTGGGCAGGAAATGGTGGAAGTAAAAAACGACCACCAAAGTCACAAAAAAGAACATTTGGTATAAGAAGAAAAACAACTCGAAGAAGAAGGAGCAGAGGATAATGGAAGTAAGCGGACAAAAACTATGGCTTGATGAAGCCATGACACACTCAACAGGATTTCTAAAAACTTTAGTACATAAAGAAAGTAATAGAGATTTAACTAACGCAGAAAAGAACATGAAACATATTGTTGCTTCATATTGTTACTTATACCACAAGGCACAAGAACTAGGCTTTCTTGATGAAGATTCTGATTTATTTTTTACTGAGAAAATCCATTGATAGAAGTTAGTAGAAAAGATATAATTCATGAGAATCTGATGTCTTATCAGGAGACGGCTAGATTTATAAAATTACCAATAGATGGCTATATGGATTTATTGGGAATCACACCAAACTCATCACAAAATGCAATTATCAATGCAATCAATAACCCTAAATATCGTTTCGTATGTGCCGCTGTTTCTAGAAGGCAAGGCAAAACTTACATAGCAAATATTATAGGTCAGTTAGTCACTTTAGTACCAAATTGTAATGTTTTACTAATGTCACCTAACTACTCACTATCTCAAATATCATTTGATTTACAAAGACAACTAATTAAACATTTTGAACTAGAAGTAATAAGAGATAATGCAAAAGATAAAGTTATTGAACTAAGTAATCATTCTACTATTCGTATGGGGTCAATCAATCAAGTAGACTCTGTTGTTGGTAGAAGTTATGATTTAATTATATTTGATGAGGCAGCGCTAGTTGATGGTCGAGATGCATTTAATGTTGCACTTCGTCCTACACTAGATAAAGAAAATTCAAAGGCATTATTTATTTCTACTCCTCGTGGTAGAAACAACTGGTTTGCAGAGTTTTGGAATAGAGGTTTTTCAGGAGAATATCCAGAGTGGTGTTCTGTTAGAGCAACTTATCATGAAAATCCTCGTATATCAGAAGTAGATATTCAAGAGGCTAGAAAAACAATGTCTGAAGCAGAATTTAACCAAGAGTATATGGCTGACTTCAATGTATTTGAAGGACAAGTCTGGGCATTTAATCATCAGGAATGTGTAGCAGATTTATCAGAACTAGAAACACATAGAATGGACATATTTGCAGGAATGGACGTAGGTTATAAAGACCCTACCGCTTTCTGTGTTATAGGATATGACTGGGAAAGAGAACGATTCTATTTACTAGATGAATATTTAAATAGCGAAAGAACAACTGAGCAACACGCAATGGAAATAAGAAAACTGATAGATAAATGGAATATAGATTACATTTACATTGACTCTGCAGCTCAACAAACAAGATTCGATTTTGCACAAAACTATGATATTACTACTATTAATGCAAAGAAATCTGTACTAGATGGCATTGGTCATGTGGCTGGTATTGTAGATAATGATAAGTTAATTGTTCATCAATCCTGTAATGAGTCCATATCAAGTTTAGACCAATATCAATGGGATCCAAACCCTAATTTAATGAAAGAAAAACCTAAACACAACTATGCATCTCACATGGCAGATGCGATTCGATATGCACTCTACTCGTTTGAAACAAATGCCACTACCTTTTGATTACTCCTTGAAAAAATAGTTCTTGACATGAGCTATAAAATTTGTTAAAATTCTAATATACAAGTAGGTTTATGACTTTAAAAAGAGATTTAGTTAAGTATGTTCGTGACAAGGCCAAGTCGAAATATAAGAAAGACACGCATTGTTACATCTGTGGAAGTACGGAGAATCTGGACTTTCATCACTTTTACGGATTAACTGAGTTATTAGAATCGTGGTTTAAAGAAAACGACATCACGATAAAAACTGAAGATGAAATATTAGAACTTCGTGAAACATTTATAAAAGAAAACGAAGATAAAGTTTATAAACAAGCTGTTACATTATGTCATATGCATCACCGAAAACTGCATAACATATACGGAAAAAGACCCAAGTTAATAACAGCGCAAAAACAACAAAACTGGGTCGAGATACAAAGGAAGAAATATGGCATGGTATGATTTTTTATTAGGCAGGACAGAAAAAGAAAATCCCGCCCAATATGTGATAGCAAGAGAAGAAGGACTCACGATAGATAGTCGTGAGAATGTTCTCAACTATAGAAATGCATACGAAACATTAGAAATAGTAAACAGAGCAGTCAATATGATAGTAGATGACGCTTCTGAGATACCATTTGATGTAGGTGAAAAAATACAAGGTATTACACCAATTAAAAAAGAACTACGAAGAACAAGGGTAGATTTATTACTAAATAAAGAACCTAATCCTTTTCAAGATGTAAGCACATTTAAAAGAAATCTTTTAATAGACTTAATGATTGATGGGAATATCTTTGTTTATTTTGATGGTGCACATCTGTACCATCTTCCAGCAGACCATATGACTATCTACAGTGATGATAATACTTATGTAGAAAAGTACACATATGACCACTCAATAGATTACAAACCGTCAGAAATTATTCACATAAAAGAAAACAGTTTTAACTCCATTTATAGAGGAGTACCAAGACTGAAACCAGCTCTAAGAACTATGCAGTTACTGTCTAGTATGAGAAAGTTTCAGGATAACTTCTTTAAAAATGGGGCAATACCAGGATTGGTATTGAAATCACCAAACACTCTTTCAGAGAAAATTAAAGAAAGAATGTTACAGGCATGGGTTGCTAGGTACAACCCTCAGTCTGGAGGTAGAAGACCATTATTTTTAGATGGTGGTCTAGAGGTTGAAGACTTAACAGAAATTAA